AATCTGGGCTAGATGGATTTATATTAACATTTAATGCAAATGATAAAAGATGGTCATACGTTAAAAAGAACATGCACGGAATAGTTACAGCGGTGGCAGAAAAAAATATAATTAGTAACGAAGCAACCTGTGGAATATATTATTGGAAGACTGGTCAGGATTTTGTCAAGTATGCTGAAAAAATGATATTAAATGGTAATAAAACAAATAATGAATTCTACATATGTCCAGTTTATAATGAGGCTATTTTAGATGAAAAAATTATTAAAACAAAAAAAGTTTATGAAATGTGGGGATTGGGTACGCCTGAAGATTTAAATAAATATATAAAAGAAAACAGTTTTGGCATTGACTAATTTCATATAATATATTATCATATTAATGATATATGCTAAGCAACAGTAGCTTAGTTGGTTAAAGCCCCGAACTCATAATTCGGTAATCGTAGGTTCAAGTCCTACCTGTTGCACAAGGAGTAATGATGGATAATTATGACGAAAGATTAGCATACTACATTGAGATAGGTGCAATAGATCCAATGGGTCTTGATGAAGATGGCGAAGTAATATTTAGAGTTACAGAAAAAGCAAAAGAGTTAATCCCAGAAATATGGGAAGCACATGCTAATTATGTTGATGAAATATTAGTAGATTTATTTGAAAAAGATTTAATTACTGTAGAGTATAATGAAAATCTTGAAGCCAATATTAGCCTGTCAGATGAAGCAAGAAAACTAATAGAAGAAAAAGGAATTATTCCATTAGATGATGACTGAAATTTATAAAAATATATTTATAATTAATGATTTTATTTCTGTAGAAGAACAAGAGTATATACTTTCTTTAATTAATGAATCTAATGAAGAGGACTGGAATCAGACTTACATTAATCACATTAAAAATAAACAATACGACACAGAAGAAGATCTTATTAATGCATTAGAGTCAAGAAATACTTTTTGGGACGATAAAATATTTCATATAAAAAATGAAGATTTTTGGAAAGATTTAACAGATAGGGTTAGTTTATTCTTTAACAATCAATATGAAATTAACCCAATGTACGCTATTCAAAGGCAGATGCCAGGAACATTTTTAAAAGTGCATTTTGATCAAGGCACAAACCCAGAGTTACAAAAAGCTGTAATAATATATATAAATGATAACTATAATGGAGGAGAACTATTTTTTCCAGAGCATGATTTTGAAATAAAGCCACCATCTAGAAGCATGATTATATTTCCTGGAACAGAAGATTATATGCACGGAGTAAAAGAAGTATTGGCTGGCCCTACTAGGTACGTATTGCCAAGTTTTGGATTTGTCAAAAAGTGATTAATGTTGCTTTATTTGGCAATGGCAAAGTAGGCTCACTATTAATTGATAAAATTTATGATAATTCAAATATAAATTTAGTATCAATAATTACTAAAACCAGGCAGATATTTTTAGATGATAAAAAGCCAGATTTAATTGTAGAGGCAATTAGCGATGTAGAGGCAGCAAGACGAATAGTATTAAAAGCAATTAGGCATGGACAAGATGTAGTAACATGCAATAAGGAATTAATTTATTTACATAGGGATGAGATATTTACAAAAGCTAATGATGCAGGAGTGTCTATTTATTTAAATTCAATAGTATCTGGGGCAAAAGAAAACGAATTCCCAGAATCATTAAACTCAATAAATTTTAATAAATACATAGACCTTGAACCATTTATATTTAGAAATGGTGGTCCAAAAGAAACCTCAGATGAAATTTATCAAGATATATTAAGGTATATGACAGATAAATCAAAAATGATATAATATAAAGATAGGAGGCAATATGCCATACGATATTAGACAAGGTGCTGCAGGATGCAAAGGTTTTGCAGTAGTAAATGATAAGGGTGAACTAAAAGGTTGCCACCCAAGCAAGTCAAGAGCATTAGCTCACCAAAGAGCTCTTTATGCAGCAACTGCTAACGAGCAAAAAATGTCTGAAGATAAAAAGAAAAAAATATTTTAAAAAAATAAAAAATCTGATATAATATATAGGTACCTGCCATTAGGGGGTACCTATATAACTTGCTTAAAAGGAGAAAATATGATGAAAGATCCATGGGCCATTTTTAATGACCCTTTTTTTATTGGTTTTAATCACACACTAAATAGATTAAACCATGTATATTCAGAAAACCAATCTTATCCACCATACAATGTAATTAAACTAGATGAGGATTCTTATCAAGTTGAAATTGCTGTTGCTGGATTTGATAAAAAAGATATCGAAGTAACAGTAGATAATTCAACCCTTACTGTAAAAGGGGACAAGGAAGAGACAGAAACTCAATTTGTTCATAAGGGTATTGCAACACGTAAATTCACAAGATCATTTGCCCTTGGAGAATATATGGAAGTTGTAGGAGCTGACTTTGAAAATGGAATGCTACGGATTAATGTAGATAGAATTATTCCAGAAGAAAAGAAGCCAAAGACTATTAAAATAAAATAAACAATAGTATAATATAGATCTGCACCCCGTCACTGGGGAGTCGCAGGTTATTCGGGTCGCTACCCGAAGGATACACCTGAGCATGTGTATAAACTGCTCCTTAACATTAAGGAAAACAAATGCCAATATATGAATACATATGTCAGACATGTAAGAATACCACAGACATTGATAGAAAAATGACCGACAAAGAGGTAATACCAGAGTGTGATCAATGTGGTTCAAATATGACAAGAACATATGGTCAAGTTGGCGTACAGTTTAAAGGAACTGGTTTTTATAAAACAGATAATCCTAAGTAACTAAAATAATTTAAATAAGTATACATGATATAATTTCAATGTAACAAAAAGTTTGTTGCATTGGAGATCCAATTGAGTAGAAAGTTAAAGCTATTTCTTTCCAGTCTATTTTTAGTAGGCTGGCTTTTTCTTATAGGTCCAAACGCAGCACAGGCGGATGATAATGCTCAAATGCAAGTTTCTTCAACAACAGAACCAGTTGTAGATACAGCAACAGTAGTTGCTCAAGTAATATCAAATGCTAATACACAAATTTATATAGCTGAGACAGCAACTGCACAAGTTATATCTACTTCTCAATCTATAACAAACTTAACAGATACAATTACAGCCACAGTTAATCAAGCACAGACATCTATTATAAATGCTAAATTAGCAGTAGATAGTGCTACTGCATCTATTGCACAAGTTGATTCTGCAACAGTAGCAATAGGTCAGGCACAAGAAGATGTAAATGTTTTAGAAATAGCGGTAAATTCTCAAACAGCAATTGTTGAAATAAAATCAGCATTAGTAGATTCTGCTACAGCAGTAGTAAATGCAAATACTACGCCTGGTTTGATAATGAATGTTTATCATAATCCAGGAACAAATGCGTCACCCACTATGGGGGGAAACCTTGTATATACTGGTAGAGATACAAATGGAATTAACGAACAATGGAGTAGCAGTGGACCAACAGTAAATGGCGCAATTACCACTACAACAACGACAGAAACATTTGCAGGAAATAGATTAAATACAAATATAGGAATTACAGTAAATGGAGTACCAGTTTCTACTACAAATAATAATGGAGTGTATATTGGATCAATTGGATTTCCTGGTCCTGGACAAGACCCATCTTTAAGTTTATATACACCAACAGCACAGACTTTAATTACTTTACCAGTAAATTCAACTTCCGCAAGTTTTCAAGTATTTGCTAAAAATGGAACAACTACTGGATTAATAACATATAGTGATGGTACTACAGAAACTTATCAACTTCAACATAATGTTAGTTCAGAATATACAAATTATGTACATACAGAAACATTTACTGCCCCTATAGGTAAAACTATATCAACAATTACAGTTCCAACAGATTATGATTATTTTGCAATTGATAACGTTTCCGCTACAAGCACAATAACTACACAAATAACAGCTGCAGAAGATTTTCAAGTTAGATGGCAAGGATTATGGACACCACAATATACTGGAACACAATATATTACAGCATCAGCAGACGATGGGGTTAGGCTATATCTTGATGGAGAATTAGTTATTGATGACTGGTTTGATAAAGGTGGTGGAGGATCTACTGCAGATATTCAGACTACTGCTGGAGTCTCAAAAGCATTTGATATGTGGTATTACGAAAACGGTGGAGGAGCAGCAGTTCATTTACTTAGATACTCAGGAGATTTAGGATGGGCAGTTATACCAGGATCAGAGTTTTCAACAACATCTGCAAGTCCACAACAAATTCAGGCACTTCAAACAGCACAGACAGATTTTCAAGTGGCACAATCAGCTTTAAATATTTTAGAATCCGACCTTCAAATAGCAGAGCAAAATCTTATAGAGGCTGAAGCAGATTTAGAAGAGTCACAGAACAATTTAGAATCAGCATTGATTGCAGTAGAAATTGCTATATCAGTAATGAATACAAATGTTGTAAATGCACAAAGCCTAGTATCACAAACATTGGCTGATGAAGCAGCAGAAAGAGCAAGAGTTGCTGAGTTAGCAAGACAGGCAGAGGTTGCAAGGCAAGCAGCATTAGCAGCACAGGCTGCAATGATTGCTGCACAACAAGCATATGAAGCAGAACAAGCAAAATTAAAAGCAGAAGCAGAAGCTGCAGCAAAGGCTGAAGCAGATCGCATAGCAGCAGAAAAAGCTCAAGCAGATGCTAAAGCTCAAGAAGAAGCAGAAGCAAAGGCTAAAGAGGAGGCAGAAGCCAAAGCTAAAGCAGATGCTGATGCTAAAGCAGAGGAAGATAGAATTGCTGCAGAAGAAGAATCTAAAAAGGCAGAACAAGATGCAATAGATAAAGCAATTGAAGACGCATTAGATGGCAAAGAATTAACAGAAGAACAAAAAGAATTAGTTGCAGAGGCACTACTTGAAAAAGCAGACGGCGAAGCAATATCATCAGAAGATATTAAAGAGGCTGGATTAGATTATAAAGACTTACCAGCAGATACACCAGTAGATGTAAGAACAGATTCAAATGGAAATGCTGTTATAATTACAGCAGAGGTTGCTGCAAACTTAGAATTAGTACAAAATCCTGGTGAATTATTGGCTACAGCATTCTCAGATCCAGGAGCAGCAATAGCAGCACTTGGTAGTTTAGGTGCAGATATGAGTCCAGAAGAACGAGAAAAAGCTGAAGATATGGTAGTCGCAACAGTAGTTGCAACAGGAGCAGCAATAAATGCAATAGGAATGGCTTCATCACCAAGTGCTCCAACAGGTGGTGCTCCATCAGGTGGATCATCAAGTGGAGCTAATTCTGGAGGCTCAAGGAGGAACGAAAGATGGTAAATTTCATTAAAGACGTCCTAGATCAGGCATGGACCCTGCTAGGTATGTTTGTGGCCTGGCTGGTATTAGAAGGAAGTGCTAAAACAGTTACTGGATATGCAATTATTTTAACAACCGCCCTATGGTTTTTGACCTACCCAATACGCACAAGAGACGAAGATTAGGTATAATAGGTATATGAAAAAATTTACCCGTATTGCTATATCTGGCATACTAATGCTATCATTAACATCATGCGGATATGATGGTGGATATCGTTATTCATGTCAAGATCCAGCAAATTGGGAAACAGCAGAGTGCAACCCTCCAATTTGTGAGCCTTCTGGAACATGTTCAAGAGATCTAGTTGGTCAAGCAGTATGGGATGAATATCAGAAAACAAAGGTAAAAAATGGCTAGACGTGAAAGAATGACACCAGCAGAATTAGATGCTAGGTTAAAATTTATTTTAGGAATTACATTAGGAACAATTTTATTGGCTACATCAATTGGAATTCTTTACGGACTTCTTTTTGTAACACAACCAGTAGGCGCACAATCAGAAAATGATAAAATGTTTTTTAACGTACTTGGTTCAGTAGCAACATTTATTACAGGAACATTGGCGGGTCTATTAATTGGACAATCAGGTGCTAAAGATATAATGTCTGCTCAATTAGCAAATAAAGAAATGGATGCTAAAAATACTCAAGCAGATAAAAAATTAGAAGCAGAGATTGATGAAGCAGCAGCACGTAGACTAGCAAAAGATCCTGCACAAGTACCACCAGAGCATCCAATCATTGGGTACAGCAGCAAAATTAGTTGAAGTTGCAGAGCAAGAAGTAGGAACAGTTGAAGGTCCTAAAGACAATGAAACTAAATACGGTAAATTTACTAAAGTAGATTTTGCTCCTTGGTGTGGCTCATTTGTTATGTGGTGTGCTAATCAAGCAGGAGTAAAAGTACCTAATACTGTTCATACTCCAACTGGCGCAGCAGCATTTAAAAAAGCTAAAGCATGGATTGACGGAGATTTAGCAGATCCAGAGCCAGGAGATATTGCATACTTTGATTTTCCAGCAGATGGTGTAGATCGTATTAGCCATGTTGGAATTGTTATTAAAGATAATGAGGATGGAACAGTTTGGTGCATTGAAGGAAATACTTCTGGCAATCCTAAAGGTAGCCAAAGAAATGGCGGAGAAGTAGCTAAAAAGCTTCGTGCATTTAAAAAAAATAAAAAGGGTGTACAAATTTCAATAGTTGGATTTGGAAGACCTGTTTTTAAAAAATAATGAATACTTATAGAGTAAAGTTAGAAGTAGAGGTAGAAGTAAAAGCCTTTGATGAAAATGATGCTCTAGATTATTCAAATGATATATTTGGCGTAGACGATGAAATAGTAGACGTTAAAGTAATTAGCGTTAAGGAGAAATAATGGCAAAAGAAGGATACAAACCAACAGCAGGTATGCAGTCAGCAGCACGTCGTGCTATTAAATTAAAAGAGCAAGGCAAGGCAAAAGGTGCTGGTACAGCAGTAGGCTGGACTCGTGCAGGACAACTTGCTAGAGGTGAGACACTAAGTCTATCAACAGTCAAACGAATGTATTCTTTCTTTTCACGTCATGAAGTAGATAAAAAAGGTAAAGATTGGGATAACGCAGCAAATCCTTCAAATGGAAAAATTATGTGGCTTGCATGGGGTGGAGATGCAGGATTTTCTTGGTCTCGTAAAATAGTTGAGCGTGAAAAAAATATGAATAAGTCTCTTACACAGGGAGATTTATTTGAAGAAATTAAAGATATTTTAGATGATGTAGTAAACCCAGTAGATACTATAATTGAAATTCCAGATGATGAAGAAATTTCAAAAGCTCTAAGATCTGAAGTAACCAAAGAACAATTAGGAATGGTCATAGAGCATTTAATGGAAGCAATTGAGTCTATGATTGAAATGCCAGAAGAGGAAGATGAGGAAGAAGATTCTGAACCAGAAGACTCTGCTGAATCTGAAAGTTCTCCTATTGAAATTCAAGGTGCAAATCCATCTCCAATTGGAGACCCAGATAAAAATCCAGTAAATTGGCCTGTATCAAAATCAGAAGATAAAGAAGATTACGAATCAGATAATGAAGAAGAAGATAAATGGGATAATTTAACAAAAGCATGCTGGACTGGATATACACAAAGAGGTATGAAAGAAAAGAATGGCAGAATGGTTCCAAATTGTGTCCCCGTAGAAAAAATAAATAAATCAATATGGGATGGAACATTTATTAAATAATGCTTGACAGGGACTTTAAAACCCCTGTATAATAGTATCTAGGGATTCGCCCTTTACATTTAAGGAAATATGCTACATTTAAATGAACTTGGTGTAAACGTATTTATAAATAAGTATAAATCATTAGTAAATGAAGCTTATTGGAATAATTACGATTTAATTATTTGGAAAAAAAATCAAAATGGATTTTTTAATGTAAAAGGAATGTTTAAAAATTCTTGGGGCACGGCAGATAAAGTATCTGTAAATAATAATGGGATGTGGATTTTACCAAAACAATATGTCAAATATTTTAAATGATTTAGGTGTCGATAAAGACGATCTGGACTGGTGGCACCTTTCAATATGTCGTGGTATGGATACCAATTTATTCTATGATAAATATGAAAATGATCCAAAAATTGCAAAAAATATAGATGAGGCATGCTTGGCATGTCCAGTTATATCAATGTGTTATAAATCTGGAATTGATAATAATGAGTATGGTGTGTGGGGCGGAGTGTATTTAAGTTCTGGGGCTATCGATAAGGCTAGAAATATACACAAGACACCAGAAGTATGGAAAAGATTAAAGAATAAAAATGTTCATTGATAAAAATAAAGATCATTTTAAATATGGAATTAACCAATGGACTGGCGATCCAAACAGACCAGTTTTTTATACACCAGAAATGGCAAAAGCTTTAAGAGGAATAACTAAACCAGTAAACAACTTACAAATGGATGTTGTAAAATATCCAGAATTTTTAGCATTGAGATTATATGAAGATAACTTTATACAATTTGAAGGAATTAAAAAGGAAATGGTTATTGACTATGTAGCAAAAGCAAAAAGGCTAATAGAGTCATACGGAGTAAGATGTGTATTGGAAGGAGTTCCTAGTGAAAGAGTACTATGACAGAGTTCTAATAGTTTTTATTCATGATCTAGGAATATATGGATCTACAGAAAAACTAGGAGCATTTGCTTCCATAATTAAATATACTAAAGATGGTGTTGAGTACGAAGAATTAATTGATAATGATGAATTTGCAATCATGGATGAATTAGTTTTTACACACGTAGAAGAGGAATATAATGAGCAGTAATCATTTAGATATGGTAAATGATTATTTATCTAGACCAGTATCAAGCAATTGTTACATGCTAACCATTGCTCGTGATGGAGAAGAGCCAGTAAGATCTATTTATAATTTTAAAGATGCTGTAACCGCATCTGAAGCCTACAATAGATATACCGATTGGGGATTTGCTAAAGAATATCTTACTGTTAGATTATATGAACCTACAGGAATTATTCATGAAAAAATATTACGTAGACCACCAGCTGGTGAATGCGTATTTGTTAGGGACAACTATATTCAAGCATCTAACCTATTATTATCAATAAAAGATAAGATAACAAAAGATGGCTATATACAATTAATTGAAGGATTTGCTATAATGTTTTCCCAGGACAATATTAGATTTGACGCAGAAAGATTTTTTAAAGATACTAAATATACAGAAATGAAGGAATAAATGGATAAAGTACTTTGTTACTCATGTAATAAGTCAAAAAATAAATTAAATGTAAGAAAATCTAGTTTACTAGCAATTAACTTATTGATGTGTGAAGGATGTATTGCATCCAAATTTGAACCAAGATGGTTAATTGTAATTGCTGGAAGGCAACTAGGTGCAGATGCTGTTAGAGAGTTTGTGTTAAAAAAGAAGTATATTGGAGATGAAATCTCTGCTTCTGAATTATTAATTTAGCAAACATTTGCGGTATAATATGATATATAATGAACCTGGACCTAAACGCTATAATTATTGCCATCGCTGCTGCGATATTGTCTGGCATGGGGACGGCAATTATTGCTGGACTGAACGAGAATAAAAAAGAAAAAAATAGACAAAAAGAACGAGAACAAGATCAATTAAAATTAGAGGTTAAAGACCTTAAAATTGAATTATATCAATTGGAAAAAGAATTAACTGAATGGAAAGATAAATATTACGATGCCCTTCAGGAATTAATTTTAATTAAATCTGAGCTTGAAAATGCCTTAAGAGACCTTTCTGAGGTGGGATTTAACGAAAAAGAGGGATAGACCTTCGAATTTATAAATAGTATACTAGTACTATGACCGCTGTAGTAGCCCTAATACATGAAAATAAAGTCCTCTTAGGGGGAGATGCTGCTGCATCTGATGACAAGAGCGGATTAATATTTTCTAGAACAGATCCAAAAGTATTTAGAGTAGGACAATTTGGTATTGCATTTGTTGATAGTTTTAGAATGGGACAAATTTTACAATATAGTTGGGTACCACCAGTTTATAAACCAAGTGCTGGATTTAAAAACTTAGACAAATTTATGAGAACTAAATTTGTAGAATCTGTTAAAGAAGCTTTTAAAGAACAAGGATATGGAAATCAAGTACCAGGATCAAGCGAAGATGGTGATGAAGGTGGAGTTTTTTTAATTGCCGTTCAAGGTGCTGGAAGAATTTTTACAATGGATTCAGATTTTCATATAGGTGAAGCTGATTTACAATACATGGCAGAAGGTGCAGGACAAGAGATAGCATTAGGTTCACTATACTCTACAGCCTCTATTAAAACCCCTCGTAAACGTGTTAGGATGGCCCTAGAAGCGTCTGCCAAATTTAATATGTCAGTAAGACCACCATTTACAATCATTGAAGTTTAGAGTATAATTAATATAATATGGACATTAATGAGCTAAGGCCAGAAAATTACGATAAGGCCATGGATTTAAGAGGCACTCCAACTCATGTGTGCCCATGTGGTTGCTATATTTGGAATTTAAAAGTAGTATTTGAAGATTTTGATATTGCAACATACTTTTTAGACATGGAATGTGCAAACTGCGGAAGCTTAGCAACCGCCCCAACACCAGAGGATAAAGAATGAGAAAGTCAGAAAGATTAAGATTACTTGAAATGCAAATTGTTAAAATGGAATTTGAGTTAGATTTATTAAACAATATGCTTGCAACATTATTAGAGGCTAATAGCCTTGCACAGCCACAATTAGATGCTGGAAAATGGTACCAAAGAAGGCTAGATAAAAACTCTTGACATATACCATACTAATTTAGTAGAATGTGCATATGAATAAAAAACTAATAACTGCAATTACAGCGGTAGTACTAGTACTGCCAATTACATTTATTACTGCAGAGGCTAAGGCGGATACACAAGCCCCTGCAGTAGCTGTATTAGATACAGCACTTGATACATCATTGCCAATTTTTAAAGATAGAATTGCATATGAAGTATGTATTTTGGAATGGGCCTCATGTCCAAATGGTCAAAAATTTATGGAAGGTCCAGGATCGTCTGTTCTACCATCAAATATAATTTCTAAAAATGGTTTTGATCATGGAACTCAAATGGCATCTATTGTTGCCAGCACAGATCCAAATGTAAAAATTGTATTCATTAGGATTATTGGAAATACAAAATCAGGTGCAAGACAAACTGCTGGGGAAATGACTGTAGCGCAGGCATTAAAGTGGGTATTTGAAAATAAAGATAGGTTTAATATTCAATCTGTTGCTATGTCACAAGGTCATCATAACTTAACAAGTCTTACAGATTACTGTCCAAAAAGTTTAAATACTAGAAATTTCATTTCCTTTTTATTAAATGCTGGTATTCCTACATTTTTGCCTGCAGGTAATGGAAGAGATTATGAAAGATTAGATTGGCCAGCATGTATTAATGAATCAATTTCAGTTGGTATGACCGATCAATATGATCAAATTGATAATTATTCTAACTACGATGCTAAAAGATTAGATTTTTATGCCTTAGGAAATTTATTGGTGACAGTTCCAGGGGGTGCAGTAAAATATGCTGCAGGAACGTCTGCTTCTGTTCAAGTTGCAGCAACTACTTGGACCGCTATTAAAAATAAAAATCCAAATCTTACATATCAACAGATATTTGATATTCTTGCCAATAACTCTAAACCAGTAAAAGGATCTAGAGGACAATTGGGTAAAATGATTAATTATAAGGAGGCATTAAATGTCGGATAGAATGACAGTTCTTGAAGAAATTATTAAAGAGGTTTCTGCAGAGCTATACCAGAAATGGTATAACGCAATGCCTGAAGAAGAAAAGAATGAGACTTCATCTGAAGCTTTAGCTAAAAATGCTGGGGAAACTACATTTTTTGTAGTACAGACCTTCATGAATAAGTTCAACGCAGCAGCAGAAGAGTTAAAAGATAAGTAATGATAGAGATTACAGATCTAACATTCATTGATCATTTATCTCAGCATGATATACTAGTAGTTGATTTTTGGGCTACATGGTGCAGACCATGTAAAATGTTTTCCCCAATTTTAGAAGAAATTGCTAAAGAAAATAGCATTTGGATTGCTAAGATTGATGTAGATGAAAACCCAGAATCTGCTCAAAAGTATGAGATATCGTCAGTGCCAACTACAATAGTATTTGAAAAGGGATCACCAGTTAAAACAATAATTGGTGCGAAGCCAAAACATCAAATGCTAGAGGAGTTAAAGGAATGGCTATAGAATTTCTTGATGTTCAATCTTGGTATGAATATGGTCGTGAAAAGAATTGGGTATCAGAAGTATTTTGTGATACACATGAAGGGCCTCCATTAACAGATGAAGAGGCTAAAGATTGGGAAGAGGGCGGAGATCCTTGCTCTTTCCATATTAAATTATGGGATCAATAGAATTCCACGCCCAACAAGGGGTGGATGTTAAAGGAGAAAGAAATAAATGAGTTCATTTAAAGATATGTCTAAACTGAAGCGTATAGCTATCGCTACAGTTTCAGCATTGACGTTTGGTGCGTTATCAGCACTCCCGTCCAATGCAGCACACAATGCAGACACCTTATCACTTGATACTAATTCAACTACAATTATTGCTGGTGAAACAGCAACAGCAGTTGCATCTGTATCATTTTTGGCAGCAAACTCAGGAGATACAATTACATTAACATCTTCTGTTGTTAGCTTACCTTCAGGTGCTGCACAGTTAGCAGTTCTTTCTGTAAAGGAAACTACTAGTGCAGTTGTGACAGTATCAGCAGATAAATATTCTGCAGATATTTCATCAACAACTAATAGCCTTACAGCAGTATCTGTTAAGTTAAACTTAAGCCTTGTTGCTCCAAGCGTCGCTGGAACATACGTAATTAAGTTAACACCTACAGTAAAGGGTGGCGGAGGATCATTAAATTCATCTGCAGTCCTATGGTCAGTAGTAGTAACAGCAAGAGATGTTTATGCATCTGCTTCAACAACTACATCAATCATTAACTCAGGTGAGACAATTTCAGCAACTACTGATGCAACAGTATATGCTCCAAAAACAGTATCTTCTGATGCTGCAGCAGTTATTGTTGTAACACAAAAGAATGCTGCTGGATCTTCTGTTGCAGAGTCATTGACAGCAACTGTTTCAGGATCTGGTTTAGTTGGTGCTGGTTCAAACCACGCAACAATGTCAGCATTGGGTCGTTCAATTTCAGTTAAAGCTGGAGACTATATTGGTTTATTTGCTGACGGTACTTCTGGTACTGGTACAGTAACTATTACATCACAATCTGGTGTAGTATTGGCAACAGAAAAGGTAACATTCTATGGTGATGTTGCTAAGGTAGTAACTACTGTAAAGAAGCCTGTAATCGCTACAGGAACAACAACAGACGTTCTATCTGCAGTAGCATATGACGCTAATGGAGTTATTGTAGGTTCTGGAACCCTTACTGCAACATCTTCTGATCTAACAGTAATTAGCAATTCAGCAACATCTGCTTCAATCGTAAATGGTGAAGCACTATTCCCTCTAACTGGTGTAAAAACTGGTGCTGCAGGTATTGTTGTAAAGAGCGGATCAATTTCTGCAGATACAGCAACTGTGCGTGTAGAAGGAACTGCTGGTTCAGTTAAGTTAGCTTTTGATAAGGCTACATATGCTCCAGGAGAAGCAGCATTAATTACAGTTACAATTCTTGATACTGTAGGATTAGTAATGTCTTCAAAGACACAATCTAATCTATTTGCAGATGGTGGAATTGTTTCAAGTTATGCATTCTCATCAGGAGATACCCTTACTGCAACATCTGTAACAACAGATGCAAATGGTGTAAAAACATACAAGGTGTTTATGCCAGCAGCAGAAGGTACTGTTAAGATTACAGCAAAAGGTGGAACATTGCTTCCAGCCTCATCTCAGGTAGAGGTATCAGCATCAGCAACAGTAGTAAGTTCAGCAACAACTGCTCTTACACAAATTGCTGCCCTGGCTGCTACAGTAACCTCTCTTAAGACTTTAATTAATACCCTTATGGCTATTATTTTAAAGATCCAAAAGAAGGTTAAGGCCTAATTAAATTAATATTGGGGCAGGGGAAACCTTGCCCCTTTATTTTTAAAATGATAAAATAGGTATATGGAATACATAGAAGACCAAATAAGAGACAAAATTTTAGAAGAAATTAAATATTTAGAATTACCATATGAGTGGAAACCACAAGAAGTAATTAATTACGTAGTAAATAAATTAAGTAGGGGGAATCATGGATAGTAAAAAAAGAAGCTTTTATAAATCTATTACTTGGCCAGCAGTACATATTTTGTTTGTTGGAACACTAGTATATTTTTTTGAAAAGGCTATTACTGGTGAAGCTCATTGGGAATACGCAGGAGCATTTGCAGTAGTATATACTGGATGTGAAATGCTAGGATTCTTTTTACATGAAAGAGCTTGGGCAAAATTTGGAAAAGGAATAGAGTGACTTTAAAAAAAGATATGGATTCTCCATACGTAGAGAGTCTTTGTGAAAAAGAAAATTGCGAAAATAAAGCAACTAGAATAATTAAAGATTTTAATACATACTCATGGGTGTGTGAAGATTGCTACGGAAAATATAGACCTTGATTCAAAATATTAATAATAAAATTTTTATTATTGAAAATTTTATTGATAATGAAACTTGTAATTTTTTAATTGATTCAATACATAATTATGCTATTGAAGATCCAAAAAGGTCTGGCTTTAAAATAGCTTTAAATTTAAATACACAAGTTGCTATAAGTCTTATGGAAAAAAGACCGATACTACCATCATCTTCTGATAAAGAATATCAAATTGCAATAGATAAAACTACTGCAATTATTAATAAAATTATTAAAACTGTGTCTGAGTTTTATAATATTGAATATACTTTAAAAACATTTTGTTATACAGAAATGTATGAAGGCACTAATAATAGAGTACACGCAGATAATAAGTATGTTTCCGAAAATGGAGAGATTAAAGATAGACCTACTGAAATAGAAGACAGATCAGTGCTATTATATTTAAACAATAATTATGAGGGTGGAGAGATATATTTTCCAAAATTAAATATATCAATTAAGCCAAAACCAGGAACTTTAATATTTTTTGAAGGTAATGAAGATACTGCTCATGGAGTTAAAGAAATATCTAGTGGGTGTCGAATTAATTTTATTAGCTTCCTATGGCCTATAAAATATGCTGGTATGGAGCCAGAAATCGTTGATAAGGTAGAAACCTTAGAATTTCCATTAAATACTTTTTAATTGACTAAATGCTATAATATAGACATAGGTGGATTTCTAGACCCATCTAAATTAAACAACCTATAGGAGAAATAAAATGTCAGACGGATTAAATTTGGGTGGTTTTGCAGCAGCAAAGCCAGCAGGAAAAAATAACGTAGCACCACAACAATACGCATCAGATCCAAAGTCAGCATTTCCATCAACAGACAAGTCATCACAAGATGGCGCAGGTCTTGGAAATAACGGTAAGTAATAATGTGTTATGAGTGTGGTTGTGAATCAGTAGGAAGCGAAACTGGAATTGTTTCTGCTCCTATTCTTGATGTTACAAGAGATGGAGAAGCAGGTTTAACATTAAACATGACTTCAACACCTGAGCAGACAAGACGATTTATTAATGAGTAATGACGGAACAGGAATGACTCCTCCACCAAATGGAGAAGCATCAGGTGCATTAACATCACAAGAAGTTGGTCGTAAAAAACCAAATCAAGGTAAATTCCGTTCAGGAATTAATGATCAAAGATCAATGACACGAATTGATCGTAATAAACATGGTATCCGTAGAGAAACAAATCTTGGAGCCAAAAAAACAGGTAGACCAAAGAAGGTTTAATAATGTGTTCATCATCAATATCTAGTTCTTCTGAGCTAGATATTGATATTATTAGAACAATAGACGATCAAATGGATGCATTTGATAATATAGGAGTTTTAAAATGGAAAAAATAATTTTAGGTGGAAACAACATTGTTTCTTTCAAAAATTTTATTTCTAAAGAAGACTGTGAAAAATTAATTAAATTTTATAACTCAAAACCAGATAGATGGATGCCAATATGTTTCTTTGGTTCGTATGGAATGGGTATATCAGAACCACTTAGTGAAAATCATGGTACTGGTATAGACGATACTTGGATTAATAATTTAAAACAAAAATTTACAGATGCTATGTTAGAGTCACAAGGTCGCCCTTGTAAAATAAATAGTATACATGCACAAAAATGGCATGTTGGTGCATACGCAAATGACCATTCAGACAACTCAGATTTAGAAGGAAACCCAAGTGGTTGGAATGATAATAAATTTTTTAGTGGACTTTATTTAAACGAGGATTATGAAGGTGGAATATTAGAATTTAGAGACCATGGTTTTGGAATAAAACCAGAAACTGGAACTCTTATTACAATGGCAGGCGGAGTAGAAAATATACATAAAGTAACTGAAGTTACTGCTGGAATTAGATATACATTAATTGCTTTTTGGGATTATGCGGAAAGAGAGTATACAGAAGAAGAAATGGCTTGGCGTGAAGCCGATATTTCTAGAGAGCGTATATATCAATCTAAGCTTAAAAAATATTGGAAATATGGAATAGATAATCCTATATTCACAAGCGATGAAGAAAAGTATGCGCCAATTACAGAAGAAGAGCTAGAAGAGCTTGATAGAAAAATTGCTAAAGAAGTTTTAGAAGCAGAAAATAAATAAAGGAGAAATATCATGGAGCTATATGAAAAATTACATGAAAATGTATATAGGTATAAAAATGCAATAGAAAATCCTAGCGAATTAATTAAAGCTATAGAAGATACTGAGTTAAATCCAGATATAAACTCAGTTGTTCCCCTCTGGAAAGATTGGGAATCTAGTAGTGCAGATGGAGTTAATTTTGGAAAGAAAAAAGATTTAAATGTTGGCAATGTAGATCAATTAGATCAAGAAAATAAAGAAAAAGCAGAATACATCATTAATACAATACGTGATGCAATTAATAGAGTTGCTAAAGCATTTGTTCAAGATAGAGGATTAAACTTTGAACCAAATACTTCCCCATTTGTTGGAGTAAGCAAATATTTGACTGGTTGTTATATGGGAGCTCATTTTGATGCTCAGGCTGGTGATCAAAGCCTACAATACTCTATGATCTTTTATTTAAACGATGATTATGAGGGCGGAGAAATTTCATTTATTATTCGTGAACCAGATTTAAGGTTGCCTGAAAACGATCACCTAAGACCAGAAGCAGATATTGATGATCCTAAAAATAAAGACTTAGTAGATTTTTGGCTAAAGCCAAATCCAGGAGATGCATTAATATTTCCATCTACTGCTCCGTACAGGCATCAGGTTCATATAATGAAATCTGGCGTAAAGTACATTATTCCTGGATTCATATTTGTAGACGGATATAAACCAGAAGGCTTTTAATTAATTTAATGAATCATATTTCTGAATCAATAGAGTATGAAATACCTTATGATAAAGTAATGTATTTTAAAGGAATTATAAAAAACCATAAAGAAATAATTGATTTGATTGAAAACATTAACAGCCACGCTGTTAGTCCTTGGGAAATTTGGATTGCACAAGATAGTGGACATCATTATGGTGAGGTTAAATTTTTAAGAAAAGAACTGTTAAAAAAAGAAACAGATGAAATTATTAAAGAAAAAAGTATTTTTTTAATTGATAGTCTCATAAATTCAATGGTAAAAGCAGCAGAGATATATGAAAAACAATATGATATTGGACAAGATAATTTAAAATTTTTAATTGAATATTTAAATAGAGATGTTGCTAAATATGGAGTAAATAAATATTATGAAAATAGCTTCATGGGGCCACACACGGACTGGAATGAAGTAAATTCAGACCTTCTATTTACTATAGTAATATACCTAAATGATGAATATGATGATGGTGAATTATATTTCAATAACTTTGAATTGAAAATAAAACCAAAGGCTGGGAGCGTTATAATATTTCCTTCTGCCATACCATACCTACATCAGTCTTTAAAAATTACAAAGGGTCGTAAAATGCTAATTACACATCATTGGAAGAAAATTCAGCCCATTGACTAATCTAGTATAATATTATATAATTACTAGATGTTAAACAAAATTATATGTAAAATATGGGGGCATCCTGTTTTTAGATCAAACTCTTGTCCATTTACATTAAATAGCTATTTAATTTGTGTTAAATGTGGATATACAAAGGTATTTAAATAAATGAAATTAGTATTATTTGTTGGCTTAGTAGTTG